TTCGGCGATTATCCATATCCTTGAGTTCGTCTGTGAATCGCTTGTCCATTTCCTTCATGTCGGCCTCCAGGGTAGTTATTCTTTTTCCATGGTCACGTATGATGAAGGCTGCCCACGCAAGGCAGAGCGATGCGGGGACGCCGATGACGCTAGACAAACTTGTAATTACTGCTATAAAGGATTCCATGCGAGAATGCTCCTATAGCAATAAATATAATATAAAATTGCTTGCTAGGCGGTAATTATCTCGAAAAAACTCTGCTGGGTGGGGCGGAGTACCCGGTTCGGGAGCCTGCCCTTCCTGTAGTTCCGGAGCATCGCCTTGAGTTCGTTAAACGCCCTGGTGGCCCTGTCGAGGCTCCATCCCTGCGCCTCGTAGTGGCGCTTGTATATCTTCTTGGGGTCGAGGAGGGCGCGCTTGAAGCGCATGGCGCGGGAATACGTGACCTTCCCGTCCTTTGAGTCGGTGTCCTTGAGGGAGAGCGTCCCGTCCAGGAAGTCCTCGAACACCCTGTAGGCGTCGGGGGTGAGGGCGGAGATGTAGGGATCCATGCCCATGTCCATCTCGGTATCCATCGCGAGGCTGTCCCCGTACCCTGCCACGCTGTCACGGGTGGCCACGCTGGAGATGTCGGGGATGTCCCCGTCCTTGTCGGGGTTGAACTGGGATTCGGGGAGGGCGGGGGCCGTACCGACCCTGTCGGTGGTAGGCCCGGACATCGCCTTGCGGCAGACGCCCACGATGGACTGGAGCTGCCTGCGCAGCCACGTCTCGAAGGACGCCCCCTCGGGGTTCTCCGGGTCGTAGGAGAGGCAGGCCTTGCAGAACACGTAGTTGGCCTGGAGGTAGAGTTCGTCCGTGAGGTTGGGGAAGTTGAATGCGTAGTGGTAGACTACCGAGGAAATTACGCGGGAATACTTGTAGTAGAGTTCGTCTGTGGGTTGCATCGTTATCCGTTATCTTGAGTGTCTTGTAGTACGAACAATATAATAAATTTTCCGAGGGATGGATGCAGAATCCAAAGTTATTTTTTGTTTATCCCGTGTAAGAAAAACGGCCCCGTCACGAGGACAAGGCCGTTAATCGTTATGGCTCACGGAGTTACTATTCGTGTAGGAATTTTAGTACTAGAGTTCCCTTGTGGTTTCCGAGCAGCAGGACACCCGTGCCCTTGTGGGACTCATGCTCGCCGAGCATCCACATGAGGTGGTCGCAGCGGATCCCGAAGATGTAGTCGTCGGGAACGACAACGCAACCACAGCATCCGTTAGGATAGAATGCCAGATCCTCGGAGTTTTCGTCATTACAAGCCCAATCAAGTAGGGTCGTAACTTGAACATTCTCAAGGACTTTCGGTGTCCAAGGACATCCCGAGCGCTTGAGCAGTTCCAGCGAGTTATTCAGTTTTTCCTTTTCTAGTTCTTTTTTATCCATAATCTATTTCTTTTTCTCCAGCACCTCGTACATGGCGACGGGGAGGTACGCGAGCGCGGATATGCACCACGCCGCCTCCTCGTCCGTTATCCTCCCGTCGTTCAGCATCCGGCACGCGGTTGCCTGCGGGTCGGATGACTTGACGACGTAGTTGAGTTTCTTCCAGAGATTCAGGATATCCATAGTATCCGATATAGGAAATACCCTAGTTACCGTACTTGGAAGGCCTGCCCGTAGCCACGGCGTCTTCCGCCGCCTCCCACTTCTGGCGGACACGGCGGGTAAGCTCCGCGGCCATCTCCTTGTCGGAGTCGCACATGCGGACGAGTTCCTCGCGGGTGTACTCCTGCCCGAAGTAGCCCTCGAAGGAGGACTTGCGGTCCGGGTCGGAGGATGCCCAGCGGAGGATCCAGTCCACGGAGAGGGCATTGGAGCCCTCCTCGGCCTTCCTGTCCGCCTTGCAATCGCCCGTCCACCCGTTCTGCTCCAGCCACTCCTTGAGCGTGGTCAGGTCCTTGGACTTGGCGTCCGCGCTCCACGCGATGTGCTCGCAGGAGGACTTGATGAGCTCGCCCTTGGAGTTGCGCAGGTCGAACAAATAGTCCAGGTTGCTGCCGACGTTGTCGATGCCGTAGTCGAAGTAGACGGTGTAGAACACGTCGCGGAACGGCCTCGGGGTCTTGGACTTGATGGTGGTTGCCTTGACGTACGAGCCCACCCAGCGGTCGTTCTTCATTATCTTCGCCACGGTCTTGAGCTGGATGCGGGTGTGGCAGTAGAACTCCAGGGCCTTGCCGTTGCCGGTCTTGGTCTTGGGAGCATACATTCCCGCCCCCATGTTCTCGCGCACCTGGGACACGATGATGAGGGATATCTGGGCGTCCTCCAGCTTCTTGTGCTTCGTGCGGAAGAACTGCTGGGAGAGGAACTTGGCTATCTGGGCGCCGTAGTCCCCCGGATCCTGCACGTCCTTGCCCGCCTTGAGCTGGTTCATGCGCCCGGTCTCCATCGCCTCGCGGGTGGCGTCGGAGAGGCCGTCGATAGAGTCCACGGCGTAGATGCCGAACTTCCCCTCGGGCATGGCCTCAATCATCAGGGACACCTTGGCGTCCAGTTCCTCCACGGTACCCGAGTCCTCCACGCGCTTCGTGCCGATCCGGCGCTCCGCCGGGTGGATGTCGAACCCGTAGAGGCGGGTGGTGTCGAACGTGTCTCCGGACTCGCAGTCGTCGGACTCCCACACGAGGTCGCCCTTCTCCCCGCCGAGCGCCCAGTAGTTGGCGGCAATTATCTCGTTCTTTAGGAGGCTCTTGCCACTCGCAGAGTCCCCGTATAGGTTCAAAATACTGCCGAACGGGAGGCCGTAGACTCCCTTATCGCCGCCTACGAGGATATCAAGCAGGTCGCACCCCATCTTCATGCGGGGCGTTTCTTCAATCTTCTTAGCCATAATAAAATCTCCAAAAAAAAGGGGACGGGAACTTCCCGCCCCCACGGGGTTAGGTTCGTCTAGTGCTTGGCACGCTGGCACTTGCCGAAGATGGCGTCGGGGCAGCGGAAGCAGAGGGGCTTCGTGTCGTTGTCCTCGCCCCACACGTATCCGTTCGGGCACTGGTCCTCGGACTCGGGCTCGGGGGCACGCCTGCGGGTCACCTGGGCATCAGCCTGGGGTTCGGGCTCGCGTCTGCGTGCGGGCGGATCCACGGGTTCGGCACGGCGCGGGGCCGGTTCCTCAGCCTCTTCCTTCGGTTCCTCGCGACGGCGGGATTCCTCGGGGTTACGGCGGGACGGGGACTGACGCGGGGTCTCGTCCACGATGCCCGCACCCTGCTCGATTACCTCGTCGTCCGGGTCGCCGTTCAATGCGGCACGGAGCTTCTCTGCCGTCGGGATGACCATGAGGGAGTCGAGGCTCGGGCACTTCTCGAGGATTTCATCGGAGATTTCTTCCTTGCGGACGTTGAAGGAGAGGTCCTGGGCCTTCTTGAAGGTCTTGCCGCCTTCCAGCGTACCCTCGCCCACAACGAAGGACACGACACGGCCTTCGTCGTCAAGGTTAGCAAAGTGTACGCAACCCTCGCCACGCATACACGAGGTAGAACGGCTCTGGAGCTCCTTTGAAAAATTGAAGTGGGAAATCTCAAAAATCTGGGGTTCCTCGCTGACAGGGTGCAGTTTGCTATCCAATTCTTGAATGAGGTACACACACTTATGCTTTGCCTTGAGAGCGTTTCCCATGACCTTGTCGCCCTTGTCGTAGCATTCCTTCGAGGCATCGCAGATGGGGCAGGGCTTGCCGAAGTTCTCCTTGAGGCACAGGTAGTCGCCCTCGTCAGGGCCGATGCGGGTATGCACCTTCAGATCGAGCACGTAGTCCGGATCGCCAATCATCACCTTTGCCGGGTTGCGCTCCCCTTCCGGGTGTTCCTTCGTATAGATAATTTCGGGAAGATCCTTCGTGCGGATAACATCCGGGTGCATCTTAGAAGACACAACCCAAGGAAGAATATTGATGTCATGGTATTCACCCACCTTACCCAACTTGAAGAACTTGAGCCTCGTAGTGCTGTAGTTCATAAATCGGGGGCGTGAGGAGTTCCCTGTGCTCTTCTCGTCCATGTTTTCGTTTTGTTGCCTGATGCGGTTGCCCAGGTTGAATCGGCTGCGGTCAAATCCTGCCATAGTGTTCTTTCCTTGTTTTCGTGTTTTATCGTTTCTTATGTCGCTTGGGAGTGTTTCCACACCCGAAGCCAATGACAATATAGCAAAGGAGCAAAATGCCGAAAACGACAAGATTTGACAAAAAGGGGGTGCAGGCAACACTCAGAACCTGCACCCCCACCCCACAGTACCTATCGGGCTAGTCCCTGCGCATCAGTCCCCTGCGGACTTCCGCTCTACCCTCTTCCTCGGACCAGGTCTCGGTGACCCCATCGAGGCTCATCCCGTTGGAGCGGGACAGGAGCATCCTGACGGCATTGTCTATCATGCACCGCTTGTGCTCCAGTGCACGCACCTTTCCCTCGCGGAGCATCATCTCCTTGTTCTTGACCACGACCTCGGCCTTCAGTTCGGCCAGGTGCGGGTCGGCGTCGATGAGGGCGGACACCTTGGCCTCGGTAAGTTTCTCCCCGTTGGCCGCGGC